CCTTCTTTACTAATTTTATCGCTTTTCTTTTCAGTTAATGCTGCGTATAATGCTTTTTTAATAGACTCTACTTCTATTTTATATTTCATTGGATTGTCGCCGCCGGCTACTGCTGCGTAAGTGCCTTTTTTACGATTTAAATCGTTACCGTTTGGAATAGCATCACTCATATCGCCGTACTGTGGATCAGGTTCGGTAGTTGCATCACCAAAGCCGCCGTCGTCGGCTGATTCTTCTGTATGATCGCAATCGCATGGCGCCATGTCGCAGGTTGGACAAGCAGCTTCTTCGCCCATTTCGTCTTCAAGCTCTTCCATCTCTGGGCCCATATCCATCTCTGGTTCGTCCATCATAGCTGATAAGCGTTCCATATCCATACGCGGAGATAGCATTTTTGCAGCAACTGGTTGTGCTGCACCCATGCCTGCGTTTTTCATCATATTGATTAGATCGTCAACATGTTCTTTACCGCTAGCATTTAAGCTTACGTTCATGCTAACAGGAGTACCTGGATTTGTTGGCGCTGACATAGGTGGCATAGCGCCCATCTCTGACATACCATATCCTTCGATACGATCCATTGACTCAATTAATTTCTTCATATTCATAATTAGCTCCCTATAGTGCTTTTGGTGTTTTCAGATTTGCCAATGTCCGTTGACTCACCTTTTGGTGCACCGTCTGCACCGTCGTGTTCGCGTTCTTTGCGAGCGGTTTCGAGTTCTTTTAAAAGACTCATTACTCTATTTCCAGCAACTGCGTCTTGGGCACTTTCGCCGCCCATATCTGCTGTAGTTAACATTGCTTCATACGGAGCGCTGTCATCCATTTCTTGATATTCTTCTCTAGGATCATTTGCATTACGTACAATAATGTGCGATTGTGCAATGTTACAGCATTGAGCTACATATACCTGAAGTACTTGGCTAGTAGTTGGATATTCAACAGCTAGTTCAAAATATGTAACTTCCATATTTTGCAATTGCGGGAAGTCTAATGGACGTTCTTGAATTGGTGTTTTCTTACCTGAAGTTAAACTGTTAGCACCGTACTTTTTAAATATTGTCTCTAGAGTATCTTCAAAGCCTTCTGGCAAGGGGCCAGCAACTCCTATTTTAAATTGATAAGTCTTTTTAGACTCGGTTAGTAATTCTTTAAATGATCTCATTGCGCAATGATCCCTGTTCTATATGTATTATTTATCTTTATCTAAGCCTTTGAGTCGTTCTAAAAGACTGTTTCTATCCATTACGACATATCCGGAACCATTAACAATATCTCCATCGCCTGTGCTACCGTCTTTATCTTGTTTTTCTTTCTTAAGTTGCAATTCAATCATTTTTAATTTTTTATCTAACTTTGCAACTTTAGCATCTAAACTAGTTTTAAGCATACCGCCGGCTACTTCAAATACTCTGCCACTGTAACGACTTTCAACATTCATACCTAAATCCATTAGGTCATCATATGCTTGCATTGCTTTATCGGCAATTTCGTTAAGTTCTTTGTCTGCCATTTCACCTAAGCCTTTTACAGCAGGCAATGCACTAGCAATTTTATCAAACTCTGCTATGTCACGAAACGTTTCCGCTTGTGCTATTTGGTATTCTTTCTGATCTGATTCTTGTTCTTTTGCATGTTCTATAAATTCTTTAGAACTAGGTAAGTCAAGTAATTCTTCTAATTTTTTTGTCATAGATTTATTCCATTATATGCTACTATTATTTATCTTCGTTTTCCAGAATGAAAGATGTCGTCTTCAGTAACAATACGGAATATTATTCCTTTTTGCTTGCACCATGCTCGTGCTGCTTCCCACTTAGCTTGATTAACTACATAATGTGCTTGATTGTGTTTACTGTTTCCTAAGTTTTCTCGCATAGCTTGATTTTTAGGTTTAACTTCAATTAGTTCTACACGCTGCTTTGTACTCTTATCAGCATATGCAATAAAGAAATCTGGTACGTAAACAGTTTGTTTACCAGTTAATGGATTACGATAAGGAATACGTACTGCTTCGCTTGCCCATTGAGTTATAGCAGGATGTTCATCGCAGAATTTCATAAAAGTAAATTCCCAACCTGAACGATATGTAGGCGTTTTATTTCCTATATACTTTTGTGGATTTTTTAGATTAAATTTACCTTGTGCAAATCTAGACATATCATACTACAACGTTTCTTTGATCAAATAAAGTAGACTGGGTAGATTCATCTCTAAAACCTAATACACTAGTTTTTTCTCTATTAAAGTTAAGTATTTGAGCAACAATGAGACTAAGCTGTACGTCTGTTACACCCTTGAGTGTATCAATTAGTTGTTGTACATTTAAATCGTCAATTTTAGCCTGTTGTAGTAGTACACTTGCTGTATTAATTGCAGCAGTTTTTTCAAATCCTCTTTTAAGAAAATAGCCAATGACAGCATCAACTTCACTTGGATTATAACTTATTTCTATATTATAAAAGTTATTAAAAAATTCTGTGGTTATTTCAGAGATTGCCATAATGCGTTTCCTTTATGGATTAGGTAAATTAGATATTGCGTTTGATGCAACTTGTGTTAATTTTTGGTTGCCATTAATTGCATTAGCAGCTTGTGTGTTATACGCCGCTTTTTGTGATGCAGATGCACTATTATATGCATTAATACTTATATTGGGAAGTGCTCCACTATTAACTAGTGCAGGTAATACTTGATTAGCTACTGCTGGATTTGCCAATTGAGTTGCAATTTGCTGATTACTTAGTGTTCTAGAATTATTAGATTGAGATGTAGATACTGTTTGTATATTTTGACTGTCAGGAACAGGCAATTTATTTTGAGATAATATGGTTGTCACCACTCCACCAATGACACCCGTTGCAACATCTTTTAGAATATTACCGCTTTTGCCGTTTTTGTTGCCAAATGCTTTATTTAATAGTGCCGATGTGCCTAACCCAATTAATGCAGGGAGAAGTCCTTTGCCGCTTAAATTGCCATTCATTGAGTCATCAAGATACCCCAGCGGACTCGGAGTTACGTCATACCCTACGCTTTGGTCAGCGAATCCTGCAGGAGTATTACTGGCAACTGATCCGCTTGTATACTGTACAGATTCGTATGTACAAGAGATAGTATTTTCATTAAAGTCACTACCTTCACTCTGCACACTACCATGATCCCATGCAGTTAATAATGGATTAACTAACGTATATGCTACCCAGTCTCTACGTGACAATTGATAAATTGTAATACTTTTAAAGAATGGATTTCGTTTACCGTTATTAAGCCCGTATTCAGGAACTCTAGCAAAATACTTGTCTCGAGCGCCATAAGCGCCGTTAATCCCGTTTATTATTTTGTTGGCATCAACAAAATAATATCTGTAGTATTCCTCTAACAATGCTCTAGTAACGCCGGTATTGTCGTCATGAAAAACAATTCTACAATCTTGATAATCAACACGAGTTTGAACATTTTTCTTACGGTTGTATTGTTGTTTAGTGTCTACACTTGCCCTAAAGCTAGGCAAGTCTGCGCTTTTAACAAGAACTCCTAGTTCTTTTTGAAATCTAAATACATTTGAAGTTGCACTATTACCAATTTCATCGTTAGGATCAAACCTAACATGATACATATATTTTGTTTTTGGTGCAAAGGCAAAATTATTTTGAGTATATATCTGATTGGCGTGACGAGCATCACGTAAATGTGTCTCAGATTCTAAGTTAAATAGGAATGCATCTTTTAAGCTCATACTAATATTTATCCTTGTGCATTATCTGTGTATATAAAGAAAAGCGAAGATCGAGTAAACAATCTTCGCTTTCTAATAGAAATACCAATCTTAACTAAACGTATTAGCCAGTAACTGTTGTTCCGCCGATAGCTGATGCAACTGCTCTTGCTGTTGCTTCGCCTATGCCTTCGAAACTGTCGTCTGCACCAAACTGGATAGCATTGTCATAACGGATAGTTAGCGTAGTTGTTACTGCTTCGTTAGTAGCATATGCTAATGAGTTATAGTTAGCTGATTCAATATAGCAACCTACTAATTGGAAGCGATCAATTACGTTTGCACCATTAGCACCGTTACCACCGTCTAGAATTTCAATTCTAGTTTGGAACTTGTAAGTACCGCTTGATACTGCGCTTGACTGCTCGAAGAAGTCAAACTGCTTTTGTAGCTGCTGACCAATAACTTTTTGTACGTTGTTGTTTGCATCTTCACGTAGTGTAAGTGTAATTGGATCCCATGTGTGCTTACCAGCAAGATATGTTCTTGAGTTATAAGCTTCAATTGTCATTTGTTCAAAAGTGATGTTTGGACGAGTTACGTCTACTACCTGTCTTGAAATTTCTCTAGTACCGTCTGGGCCACCAGTAGTACCGAAACTGTCTAGTAATACTCTAAAGCGATACTGTAACTTAGGCATCAATAATGATGAGTTGGAACCAGCACCTTCTGTAGGTACACTAATATTTTGTAATGTTGTGATTGGCATTCGTAATCTCCTATACAATATTTATGCCTTAATGGATGGAGACCATTCTCCATCCATTATATGCGCAGATTAACCTAGTGCTGCAATTTCGCCTGTGTTCTTAATTCTTAACGGAATGTAAATAAACTCAATTGCCTTAACTGGTTCAATAGCAATATCTAAGTATAGCTCATTACGATCAATTCTTGAAGGTGTGTTGTTTGATTCATCACACACTACTAGGAAGTCGTATAGTGCTCTTAGTGCTACTAATTCTAGTAACAACGCGTCTGCCGCTGCTTTAACTTGATCACGGGTGATCTTGTCATTTGGCTCAAATAAGTATGGCTTAGCTAGTAGTTCTAGTTGACCACGTAAGTACACAGTTAGACGTGCTACGTTAACCCGATCTAATGCACTTGCGTTTCTTGCACGAGTCTTTTGACCAAACACAACTAAACCTGCACCACTAATAAAAGTAATTGGGTTAATTGAGTTACTGTAAAGCGTATCACGCTGCCCGGTGTTCAGTGCCACTGATTTAAATTCGCCTTCGCTTGTGATATAGCCCGAACTTGTAGCATTAGTTACACCACCGCGTCGTGTACCTGCTGGAGCAAACCAGGGGAATGCAACTTGGTCGTTTAGTATAATAGTACGTAGGGCCATATGACTTGCTGGAACAACAATATTGTTTCCTGCATTGTCGCTTGTAAAGCCTGAACCATAATACATAGCCATGTACTCGTCAAAGCTTACTGCGCCATCATCGTTATCTTCTAATGCTAATTTAACGTTTGATGCCCATTCATTTAATGAAGTTGCGTCTGGTGTTAAACGGAACGGAGTATCGCCAATAACAAATGCCGTTAAGCGTCTGTCATAGTTTAGTGTAATCATTTCACCAATTAGTTCTGGATAACCTGGGCAAGCCATTAAGTTAAACTGACGACTTTCTTCGTCACGGATATCTTGGTTACTGTTAACAAGTGCCTGTAGCGCTTGTGTAACACTCTTACGCTGTGCATGACGTCCAAAGCTACCTGAACCATCAGACTGGTTGCCTGAGTCAGTAACCCAGCGATGCGGGTAGTAAGATGCCATTGATGCGCCGGCATCAACTCCGCCTTGACGGACATTTTTAGCACTTTGGTCTACGTAGTTACGCTCAAAACGTTTAACGTTAAAGCCACTCTTACGCAAGTTCCATAGCAACATACCTTTTGGATATAGTGCTGGATCTGGTGCGTCTGTGTCTAGATATGAACTAATTAGCAAATCTGAAATGCTTGCACTTGGAGCATCAGTTAATGTTCCACCGGTGTCGCCGTCACGTGCATCTGCAAATAGTACACCGTTTTCTGTAGTTTGATCTGCTTTATCAAGTAGTACCCATGCACTTAATGTGCCGTTGTATCTGTAGATAGCTGGATAGTTTTCAACGTCTGCTGTACTAATCCAAATATCACCGTTAACAAGACCAGTACTGCCGTCGGACTGCGTAGTAGGCTCTGTTGCTGCTACTTGTGGACCAGTTGCGTCTGTGCCACTGTATGGACTTGTAAGTGTGTCTAAACCAGTTCTTAAAACATTAGATGGATTATAGTTTAGACCAACCCATGTTTCACCGTTGTGTACTAGGATATCAACTTCGTCAACAATGCTACTATAATATAGTTGTCCTTGTGTTGCTAAGTTTAGTGGCACATTAGATGATGCTGTATAAACTAATGGCTTCCAGTTTGAAGCTACTAATCCAGTTGAATTTGGTCCAACATATAAGTTAGCTTTAGTAGCTGGATTAAACCCTGCTGACGTCAATGCGCCGGTTGTATCAACAATATAAATGTCACCACCTAATTTATGTTGGATAACAATTCTGTTTTGCGAATCAACTAATGCTACAACATTTGTCATACCCTTAGCGTTAATTGCTGCTGCAATTAATTCTGCGTCAGTACTTGCACCAGTTGTAATAACACTTACGCCAAATGCAGTTGAAAGCGTTGCACTGTTAGCTCTAGTTTCTTGTAGTGTAAATGTATGCGTAGTAGCAGATATAGTGCTTGTAGCAATAACTCCACTAGTAATACTGGTTGCACCAGTAACTGCTCTTGAATATACTTTATAGTTTCCAATCGGGTTTGCAAGCTCGTCTACGTTAACTTTAATGTACAATGCGCCTGCTACAAGATTTGTTCCGCCGCCTGCTTTGTCAAGGCCATAAATTGCTCCTTGTGAAGTAGTATATAATGGTGCTGTTACAGTTGACCATAGCTGTGTAGTCGTGTTATACTGCTTGACACTAATGTTAGCTCCGCCATTTGGTGTAGTTGTTTTGATCCAAACTGCACCTGTAGGTGCCGGAACTGTATCTCCTGACTTAAATGTAGGAACACTTGTGTGAGGTGCTGCATCTAGTCTAGGAGCACTGTATGAACCTGCTGT